GCCTCTTGTGGAGCAATTTCCATGAACTCCCGGATAGCTGCGTCACACACATCTACCGGGATGTTCCCCATGTACCAAATTGGTAAGTGGCTCATGTCTTGTCTTTCAAATCAGAAACTTGCTTGGATAATACAACAATTGCAGCAAAAGCTATTGCACTCAACTTTTCGTAGTCAACAGCCAATGATCCGTCTGGACGAGTGCGAACAGCTTGCGGGAATACAGCGATCAAATCTTGTGCGATAACACCAAAATCAGACTTGCGGACAAAATAGTCATCTTCTCCGCCTTTGGAAGAAATGTAATCATCAGTCCAATCAAACAGCTTTCCACCGACAGCAAGAACCACATCAAGCGCATTTGGAATTTCTCTGATGTTTTCCTTGAACTTTCTGTCAGATGAATAATATGCTGTTACGTTGTTGGTGGCGCGAATTTCACCAGTTGTTCCGGATGATGGCGTACCAACTCCTAAAGTTAAAATTTGAGCCGCAGTGTTTGTGTTAAAAGTTCCAGTTGGGCCAGTCGGTCCAGTAGGACCAACAGGACCAGTAGCACCAGTAGAACCTGTTGGACCAGTCGGACCGGGAGCGCCAGTAGAACCTGTTGGACCTGTTGGGCCAGCAATACCTTGAGGACCGGTAGGGCCAGTCGGACCTGCTACGCCTTGAGGACCTGTCGGGCCTGTCGGACCAGTCGCACCAGTATCACCACGAGGAATGGTGAAATTGAATGTGGCCGCAGAAGACGTGCCGCTATTTGTTACGGAAGCACTTGTACCTGCTGCTCCGGTAGTAGTGGTTCCGACAGCTACGGTAGCAGCAGTTCCGGCAGGTCCAGTAGGACCAGTAGGTCCGGTAGCACCAGTAGGTCCAGTAGGTCCAGCAACACCCTGAGGTCCAGTCGGTCCAGTTGGACCTGTTGCACCTTGAGGAATTGTGAAATTAAATACGGCTGCGGAAGACGTACCACTGTTAGTCACGCTGGCAGAAGTGCCTGCTGCTCCAGTGGTAGTCGTGCCTGCGGCAATCGTGGCTGCTGCGCCAGTGGGTCCAGTAGGACCAGTTGGGCCAGTAGCTCCTGTCGGGCCAGTTGCGCCTTGTGGACCAGTTGGGCCAACAATCGCAGCGCCAGCAATCGTTGCTTTGCGAGTTGCGCCAGCAGTAACGTCATAAATCATCACATAGTCTGTGGACAGCGGAGAAGATGCTGTCGTCAAACCATTAATGTTCACATCAGTTGCAGTTGCAGCCACCGTTGCATTTGCGGCTGTTCCGGTGATGTCAATGTTCCATGTGCCGGTAGCGTTTGTGCCAGTAGTGGACGGAGCGCCAACATCTGTGTAGTCAAGAGATACAGTACCCGTGTATCCGTTGACGGATGTAACGGCATCGGTGTTGTCGATCTTTTCCCACACAGAACCGTTGAACACGATCCAGTCGCCAATCTGCCATCCAGACACGCCGTTGATAGTTGTGTTGCCTGCAACGCTCACAACATAGTAGTAGCCTTTACTGCCAACACTAGATGTGATTGTTGGAGTGTTTGTGGATGCGTTCCAAGTGCCCTGATAGCTCAAAGCACCTTGCAGGGAAGCAGGAATCTGAGACAGAGGAACAGTTCCGCTACCGTCAAGAGTTGCAACGCCGCCAGCGACACCAGCGTCCATAACTGCGGAAGTGCCAAGACCAAGGTTGTCACGAGCATCAGATGCGTTTGCTGCGCCTGTACCACCGTTTGCAACAGGCAAGATGCCAGTCACGCCAGTCGTCAATGGAAGTCCAGTTGCGCCACTCAATACTGGAGCATTTGAGTTTTCCCACACGCCATCAGTGTTGTTCCACACTAATGTTTGACCATCAGTAGGCGCGTCAGCCAGAACATCGTACAGACCGTCCAATGTGCTTGCAAAACGCACACGCACAAACAAAGAGCCATTGCTTGCAGCATGAACAACAGCAGCAACTTCGACCTTTGCGTTAGGACCAGAAGGCTCTGTTTTTGTCAAAGCGCCTGCCACATTAGGGTTGTAGTACAGAACTTGACCATCAACCCAGTTTTCGCCACCACCAGTCGTGTCGATGCCACGCACCATACCGAAGTTGGTTACATAACCCCATTCGTTCAAAGCAATATCTTGAGTTGCGACACCCATGATGTAGCTTGCAGTATCAGCAGTGATACCAGAAGCAGGAGCGCCAGTAAGACCACCACTAGCACCAACCGTGCCAGTAAACATCACCAGTTGACCGTCAAGAATTGCAGAAGAAGCCTTGATTCGGAAGTACTGTTCCTGACCAACCTGAAGCGTAGAGCCGCCTTCCATGTTGATGCTGACAGTTTTAGTATTGTCTTCAGCATCCCAGAACATACGACCAACAACAGGCGTTGGTGCAGTGGTTGCGTTATTCAGATCAACATAATCAGTCGCAACTGTTGGAACACTCATGTTGCCGCTGTCGTCAACGATAGCGAGAGAGTTCTGAACCGTATATCCGTTCGTGCCGTCAAAACGCACGAGAGCGTTATCCGTTGCCGTTGGAGACTTTGCAATGAAGTCAGTCGATGGAACGAAAGCATCATTCCATGTCGCGCCGTCATAGACACGCATACGGTCAGTTACTGTGTTCCAGTACAAAGCGCCGTCAATCAGAGGATTGCCATCGTTATCAGTGGAAGGGTCAGAGTTCTTTGCGCCAAGATAACGGTCATCAAAGTTGTCGTACAGGGCGGCTGTGTTGTTTTCCGATACGAGCGCAGCAGCAGCGGAAGACGCTGCGTTTGTCTCGCTTGTTGCGGCTGCAAGTTCAGATGTGAGCGCATCAGCAGCAGAAGAAGCAGCGGCATTCTCTGAAGCCAAAGCAGCAGCTTCGGACGCAGCGGCTGCATTTTCAGAAGCAAGCGCAGCAGCGGCAGAAGTTGCAGCTTCACCGGCAGAAGTTGCCGCATTGTCTGCTTCGTTCTGTGCATCAATAGAGCTTTGCAAAGCAGCAGCGGCAGAAGATGCGGCATTTGTTTCGCTCAGAGCAGCAGCAGAAGCACTGGCAGCAGCAGCATTCTCGGAAGCAAGGGCTGCTGCGGCAGAAGCGGCAGAGTTTACCTCGCTTGTTGCGGCATCAGCGGCTGAAACAGCGGCCGCATTTTCAGATACAAGTGCGGCAGCAGCAGAAGATGCTGCGGCATTTTGCGATGCAAGAGCAGCGCCAGCAGAAGCAGCGGCAGCATTCTGAGAAACAAGAGCAGCAGCGGCGCTTGCAGCAGAGTTATTTGCGCTTTGAAGAGCATTTGCCTCGGAAACTGCGGCTGCATTTTCAGAAGCAAGTGCGGCAGCAGCAGAGATTGCGGCAGCAGTTTCAGAAGCAGAAGCAGCAGCCTCAGATGCAGCAGCGTTTGTCTCAGAAACAAGCGCAGCGGCGGCGCTTGCAGCGGCAGCAGCAGCTTCAGCAGGAGCAGCAATGATTGCAGCCATGTTTGCTTCGACATCATTGATGGCTGCAAGGTTTGCATAGACATCATTGATGACAGTCAGATCATTGGCAACAGCAGTGATGCTGACCATGTTATTTTCAATGTCAATCAGGATGGCACTGCTGACACCAATCGGACCAAGCTGCTCTGTCGTGCCATTGGTGTACTCGATGTCGAGATATGCGTAATCACCAACATCAGTTTGCGTGATGCTTGCAATGCCATTACCAGCAACACCACGATCAATGTTGATGACCTGATCTGGGGTAGGCGTGACTTGGACGTTGATATTGTTGCCGTCAACTACGGTCACATTCAAATTAGCCATGATTTCCCCTTAAACAGAAGCAGAGGTGTTCACAACACCGTCAGAACGGACAAGGAACAACAGGAAGATGATTGCGTCATCTTGCGGCGTTCCTCCAAAAGCGGGGAAGCTAATTTTGATTCGGCCAGAAAAACCAACAGGACTCTGAGCAGAGATGTCGAGTTCAGGATCGCCTGCAATCACATCCCATGCAGTCTGGTCAATCACAAGCGTGAACGATCCAGCAACATCATCACGGTTTGCAATTGTCAGATCAACAGGAGTAGGAGGTGGCGAATAGTCGTAGATGTCGAACGTCAGTCCGGTACGACTATCTTGAATGTTCTCAAGCAAGCGACGAACGATCTGAGCGTCAATCGTTGCGCCAGTCAAGTCAACAGGAGTAGAGCCAGAGCCTGTGAACACAAGGTTCCAGTAGGTCTTTTGCTGATAGACCAGTTCGCCAGCGATGATGGGGTTGTCGAACCCCGACACTTGAATAAGTGTGTTTTTATTAAAGACAGCCATTTGGTTCCCCAAATCTCGGGTGGTTACGCTCCCCGCTATCTCGCAGGGCTACGGGTACTGTCTTATAGTGTTTTACATCTTTGACTCTACAACACGAACAATGTCCAAAATTGTTCTTGATGAAAAAAACTCGTGGGATTCAAAAATAGAATCATCATCTATTTTGTCTCCCAAAGTTATGGCAAATTCTACCAAAGATAGGCTGTCAAAGAAATCAGCAATTTCATCTGAAACAACTGCTTTCTTCCCAGTCAGATCAAAAATTGCATCAAGTACGATTTGTTCTGCGTTCATTTTGTCATGTCTTTGAGAAATCAAAAGCCATGCGGTGCAACAACCGCTTGGAGCAGTCTTCAGTCGGGCGCTTGTGCAAGGTCACAATTTGATCCATGAACAAGACATCACCGTCATCCCATGCGTGAGTGTAAACACGGTCATCAACAAACACAATGGACTTCAGCCAATCGAACAATTCTTTGTTCTCCGCCTCCGTCTTGCCTTTGAACCCTTTGATTGTGGTGTAACTGAAGTTGATGCCGCGATGACCGCCGGGGCTGACAGCCACCAAAGGCTTCTCAAAGCCTTCCACGGGGTTCTGGTTCATGTGGACAATTTCCTGCTGTGCCTTACTCGCGCCCGGTCCGACAGCATCGAACTTGAATCCGTACACAGACACAAGACCATCAACAACAGCTTTGTCAGTATCACTGAGTCCGTTGTAGGCACTGACCCCTTCAAGGAACTGTGTGTGAGTGCCGTGTGTGCCTTCAACGCCTTGTAGTGCAACAACACACTTTGGGTTGATAGTTCCTGACTGATTGCAGTGCCAGTCAAGCTGACCATCAGCAAACATTCCTGTTCGGTTGCCTTCTTTGTCACGGATGCCAGTCACACGACCAAGACCCGGAAGGTGCGGGAAAGACATGCGCTCCAAGTCACCACGAGTCTCAGGGTCAGTGAATTGGTCGATGTCGGCGTATTTGTGTGGGCTACCCCACGAGTAGCAAAGAAGCGCGAAACGCTCTTTTGAGATGTGCTGCTGCTTGAATGTGATGACAAGGTGCTTCTTGCACAGTTCGGCAAGCTCCATGATTTCCTGCTTTGAACAGGTCTTCAGGTCGATGTCTTGTATTTCATAGCCAAACGGTTCAGGCATGTTCGGCAGTTTATTCAATTTCATGTTTTCTCCAGCATAGTAATCTGCGACTTGCAGATTGCCATTCGTAATGGTATCAGCGCCTGATACTCAGGACTTTGATAGAAAGCAAGATACGTTTGCTTGTCTTTGAAAATCGCCAAATTCACAATGTCAGGTGCAACACCCTCAATTGGAGTGATGTTGTAGTTACCGCTAGAGTGCAAAACAAATTTGCCTCCATGCTGCTCAACGACAGCACGGGCCTGAACTGCATACGCTTCATACTCTTCAAGGTTTTTGACCTCAAATAGCGCAGTAAGCATGTAAACGCTCATTGATTTGGCAAAACCTGCCAAAGCGACCTGTTCTCGCTTTCAATAAAAAACTCCTGCTGAATAGCAAAAGTTGATTTGTGATGGGCAACAAAAGCATCTATGATTTTTTTCTGGAGTGTTTTTGCCTCTTCAACAGAATCCGCATTTTCATGTTGCCCTGTTATCGGGTTAAAAACGTGATATTTTTCCACAAAACCTCCAATAGATTGTGCCTGATAAAAACGGATACTGTCTTTCAGTGACAGCGTGTAGTACAAATACTCGTTTCTTTTTTCGGTCGAAAGCTCTGGGTCATTTCGTATTTGCAAAATTGACTCATTAAAGTCAATTACAAAATTGTCAGTTTTATCGCCAATAACATTTCTGCAATAATCATACCCATCGCCGCAAATATCATGCGTGTCCAGAATTTGTTTATTGATAATCATGATACGGCTCCATAAACTGTTGCAGGAAGACCACCGGTCCATGATACAGAGTACCCATTAAGCGCAATTGCTTTACCACCTGCGGCTGCGTTTTGGTTGCCATAATTTGTATATAAAGAATTTCCACCATAAGCACCCCAACCACCACCGCCGCCACCAGCACTGTAATAACTTGAATTGGGTGTGGCCTGCCCTGCCGATCCGCCTGAACCACCATTTCCACCAGCTTGAGGGGATGAGTTATAAGTACCACCAGTACCGCCAACACCCGGAAAAATCCTACCGCCACCACCCGCCCCTGCGGAGCCTTTAAGAATAAGGCCGCCACCGCCACCACCCGCGCCACCGCCACCACCTCCGGCTGGAGATGGATAACTTCCCGTGCTTGTATAACCAGCAGCTCCAGCAGACCCAATAGCACCACCAGCACCGCCTTGAGCCGTGGTAGTATAAACAAAGCCGTTACCACCTCTACCGCCACCTGCACCGCCGCCGCCGCCGCTAGTAGCGCCACCACCACCTCCTCCTCCACCTCCAATGTACCCAGAAGCTGATGAAATTGTGGTATTTGTTCCGAGAGAAATAGCTGGACCACCCGCTGTGGCGTTTATACCTGCGTTATAGCCATAAGCGCCAGTTCCGCCCTTACCCATAATATAACCATTGTTTATAATGGTTAAACCACCTGGAAAACTTCCAGTTGTAAGTCCAGCAACTGCTGTATTATCTGACCAAATATAAACACCAGCGTTAATAGTTATTGTTGCTGGTGCTGAACCATTCCAGCCATTTGCAGCCGCCCAAGTTGCAAGGTTAAGTTCCTGCTGACTAGATGTAATTGTCGCAGTAAAAGCTGACGACTTTCCATGTAGGTTATCAAGACTGATTGCGCCACTAGGAACTCCAGCCAAAGAGCGAACAGCAGATTCACCAAGACTTGTCGTTGCATTAGACGCACGACCAAGCTCAACAGCTACCTGAGAAAGAGAAATTTGACCTGATGCTGGAAGTGTCATTACACGCTCCCGTATGCCGTTACGTTACCGGCAGAAGTAATATCGCCAGATGTTGAAATTGCCCCAGTAGAGCTAATAGTACAAACTGTTGTTCCATTGTATTGAACAAGCAAATCAGTACCAGACTCGACAAAAGAGAAAGAACTCATTGTGCCTTTTGCCGCTGTAAGGTTTGTTCTTGCTGCGGCAGCAGTAGAAGCACCAGTACCGCCATTGGCAACAGGAACAGCGTTAACAAATCCATCTGTTGCATCTAGCTGTCCAGATGAATTGAGGTTATTTGCGAGTTGTGAAAGGTTATATGCCTGTGTCATGGCGAGTCCTTATGCAGCATCAATCCTAGCAAAAGTTTGCTGATTGAGCAATGTGGAATTGTTGTCGAAAGCTGTACTCAGAGAATATGTTGCAGATGTTGCAGTGTAGTCATATCCTTTTGCAAGCAAAGCGCCGTTAGCATAGACTTCCATAGCCAATGGATTGCTTGCAAAGTTATACACAGACTCATTTGCTGTTGAGTAAATTGGAGTGTTTGTAATGTTTGAGCAAGGAATCCCCAAATTGTTTTCTGCAAACATGATGAATGTCATCTTACCAGTTGCAGCAGACGGGAAGCCTGCAATAGTGTTCTCATTCAGGTCATAGTCAATCTCACTGAAGTTGCATCCATTAAGATAGATCATTTCAAAACCGTTCCTGAACTGGAAGTTTGCAGGAGTGTATGAAGATGCAGCCGTCAAATCAGCCGTGTATCGAGTGAATGGAGCGTACTCAGAACCAGCAGCACGTTTCCTGAACACGCCATATCCTGTCGTTGCGCCAGAGATAGTCGTAGTGAACGTAACGATGTGGTTTGTGATGTCGATAGACTGAACCGTGTAAACAGTAGGAGTATCAGCACTTTCTGGCTGATTAGCTGCAAAACAAAGCTCATCACCAACAGATACGCACTGATATGGAGGAACAATACAAGTCACAGTGTTTGATGTGCTTGAACTGATAGTCACACCAAGGTTTTCGTAGTATTGACTTGCGCTTACAGCCCTCATGCTGATGACAACGACAATCTCTCCAGCAGCACAAGCAATGCCAAGAACCACAGTGGAAGATGTTGTCGAGTATTCTGTTTCGTCAGCAAGGATGCCGTCACGAAACACCAAGATGTTATCTGTGTTTGTTACAGAGAAAGTAGTTTGTCCAGAAGTGGCTGAGAATACATCTTCTGTGTAGTAGAAACTGTCAGGATCAGTGAATCCAACAACACGTCCAAAAACGTCAATTGTCAATGTTCCAGATGTGAATGTCTTCGTATATACACCAGCACCAAAATTCAAGAACTTTTCAAGAGAAACGATCATTGAGCCATTGGTGTTGTTTGTCACACTAAGAAGGCCATCAGCAGAACTGATTGCAGTACTAGCTGACTTTGTTAATTGTCCAGTTCTTGAGTCAAGATCAATGTAGTTGGAACCATCAGGCAAAGCGCCCCAGATGGATGTGTCATATACGGAACTCTCAGTAGGAACAAATGCTCCACCAAGGTTTGAATATCCTGCGTTGCCAACAGCAAATGTGAACTTGCGGTTCCCACGGTTTGCCATTAGCAAATAGTTGGCAGAAGCAAAATCTCCAGCATACCAAGTGTAGTCTGCGTAATTAACGCTTCCGTTGGCGGTTGTATTGTTAAAAAGACCAAAATACGTTTTGTTGCGTGGATTTGTGCTAAATCCAACAGAGCCATCAGCACTATCAGCGTAAGCAACTGCAAGCCAACGATCTGTGTACTGGAAGGTCATTGGCCTCCACTTGAACACAGAAGAAGCAGGAGAGTATTCGCTATTCGCAATCGGATTCACCAATCGAGAGAAAAGATACCAATCACCAGCAGGAATCGACAGGTTAACAGTTGGCAGCGTCTGTCCAGAAGAGTACGGAACGCCATTACTCGGAAGCGCAGTAGTGCCTCCAAGCAAAAGCTGTGTCGATGTTGGTGTAGCAAAAGCAGAGTACCAAATCTCAGAGTATGTGGCAAAGCTGCTACCACTCATGTAAGGCTGTACATTGAAGCTAGGAACGGCAGCAGTTGGATAACTTGAAACAACAACAGGAGCAGTAACAGGGCCAAAATACGATGGGTCTGGCAGGTCTGTATTCGGAGCAGGAACATACTTTGTTATGTCCTTGTCGTCATACACCTGTGCGTTGTACTCGTTCAACTCAAACGAAGCACCAAGGTTTCCATCAGGCAAAGACACCTCAGACACACGCATTACACGGAATGGCTTATTCGACCATCCATAGTTTGAGTTTGTGACAGTGACAATATCACCAGCATCAACCTGAATGCCAACGTAGGCAGTGCTGAAGCTGACAATCAAATCTTCACGAGCCTGCTCAAGGATACGAGTGGCAAGGTACTGAGCCTGAACAGAATCGTTCGTCATTGAGAACTGAACAGATTGCTTATTGATAGGCTCGTTCGGATACAACAACTCAGCAGGAGTCTCGTAGTACACAAAGTCAGACTGGTCACGGTTCTCAGAACTTGGGAACTCAGCTTCAATCTGGTTTACGCTGCTAGTAATGTCGTAAGCACTGACGCGAATCTCGCCAATGATGTTGTCATCATCAAAAGCATACGATGCAGTGTTTGCCTTGTTGATGACGATGCTCCACTGACCCAATGCTGCGTTGTACTGGTTCCATGAATCACAGACGATCATGATGGAGTTGATATTGTTCAGGCAAGACTGGCCTGTATCCATCACGCCATTGATGCGATAACGAGCCTGATACTGAAGTCCAGTCACAGAGTCTGTGTACGGAATCAATTCATCAGAATACGAATTCAATGCAGTAGCAGACGAAGCGTTAACGATGTCTGTTGGCATCGCTCCACCGTACTTCTGGTTCGTGATGTAGTCATACCAAACATCACCCGGCTTCGCGCATCCAGCACCATTAAGGTAGTGGCTGATGTGATACGTCAGAGTCTGCATGTTTGTAGTCTCTGCTTCACGGTTGTAGTTCATCTTGACGATGGCAAACGCAAGGCCATTCATCTGACGGTTTGTAGAAGCCCAACGAAGCTCAGAAGGTAGGTCAGAGCCACCCATGAACGTAGAAGGCAAGGAAGCACCGTTTGCAGCGGAAATCACGCCAGACTCAGTGGACGTGTACAAAGCAATGTACAAGTTGCCGCTGACCTTCGTATCGACGTTTCCTGCTCCGTCTGTAAGGCTAACAACCTTTGTTTGGTCAGAGCCATCGAAAGTGATTTTCCGATCACCCCAGTACATGTCAGTCAGATCGAAAGAGAACTGACCATTTGGACTGATGTGAGAGATTGCCAAGACGTAGTACATCGTCTTTGCGTCTGTGCTGAGAGCAGCATCAACAAAGCATCCACCCATGTAGGCATCGCCATAAGCAACAGGAATGCTGTTTGTCGATGAAGGAGGAACCTGCTGACGCACACCGTTGTCAACAGCTTGGTCTGCACTATTGTCGGGCGCAAATGCCCGAGCCATAATGTTTGAAACAGCGAAGTTGATGGCGAACGCTGTTGCGTATAAAGCAACCCCCTCAAGTGCGAGAGCAGTTGCAATCATCATCCCGACCATTTTTATTCCTTCACGAAACTAGCGCCGACAGCCTTGTATCCGCGCTTTGGATAATTTATCAGTGGTCCTTTTGCAGACACTGAGGTGTAGGCACAATGAATCGCTCCTTCCTTCAGCATCTTGCTTGCAATCTTGTCGTATTCCAGCCAGAGTTTTCCACCAACTGTCGTGTTCCTGTGTTCAGGTTCTACCCACCACAGAAGCTCGTGAAGTTCTACAACTCCCGGACACCAGATATTGTTCTGTTTGAGCGCAATCAATGCGCCTGTCATGTGCTTGTCGATCAGAATAAATCCACGGCCTTGAATGATCGAGAACAAAAGCTCTTCAACATATTTGGGCATGTGAAAGTGTGTTCTGCCAAGAGTCTCGATTGGATACTCTTTTGAGTACGCCTCAACAATCTCTAGAAGTCTTGGAATGTCGTATCTTGTAGCAATGCGAATCATAGTCCGAATCGTTTTTGTGATGGTGCTGCTGTCGTTGCTTGGCTACCAGTTGTAGGTTCGCCACCAAAGTCAAAGTATGAGCCTGCAATCGCAGGAACCCTGTTCATGCTATTGTCGCCGGGATAGAACGCTTGCCAAATCTTTGGAGTGGTTCTGACACCGCCAACACGGTTTTCAAGGATGGTCCTGAAAGACGCACAGGAAATGCCAACAGTCGCCACACGGCTTCGTGCCTGCTCATTCCAGTCTTCAGTGATTGAGTAGTTTGAAACGATGCCCTGATAGCGCAGGAAAAACTGTTGCGTAGGCGTTTCGATGATCTGGTTGTCAGCATCGAGAAAGCCACGCCAAACTTCGATACGAGAACCCTTGATGTCAGAACTCAGAATGATGGCTACGTTCGTTCCGTCAACGCCAGTCAAAGAGATGTTCAGATCAGAACTGTTGGCTTTAATGTCGCGCTTGATTTCGGAAAGCTGAAGAAGGCTACCGAGGTTCGTGAACGTGATTCCATTCACAGAGATAGGAGCAGCAGCGTTACAGAACGTATAAACGTTCGACGGCATTGTCAGCCTGATGAATTCGGCATGTCGAATAGACGAGCTATTCAACGCCGTCATTGTTGTACTCATCCTGTAATGTCCTCTCTAAAGACGAACGCATCATCCCAGTTAACAAAAGCTCCACCGGGCGCAGGTGTAAGTGTATATGTTGGGCACTTTTCTGCCAAGACAGTGAACTCACAATCCACTCCATATCCAGCAGGAATATCTGTCGTCAGAGTTCCAATGATAGGTCGATGAAGTGGAACAGTAACCGTCAAAGAACTTCCACGCAAAACATCTTGAGTCACTTTGTATGTATATGATTCAAGCTGAATAAAGTCTCCAGCTTTGAAAATATATCTACTTGCTGAAATACTAGGCAAAGTTCCAAGAACAATCTCTTGCGAGTTTGGCAAAGGAACTTCTGTAATCCTCATTGCACTGAGTTGAGCATCAGTCAAATCACCTTGATACTCGGTAAACCAAGCAAGGTTTGCGCTGCTGAAAGTAATCGTTTCAGGCAACTGACGGTCCAGATTGTCAATCGTCTGGATGATGTCGCGTGATGTTGCGTATGGCAGGTAGTTATGCGGCACAACAGTGAACACCCACGGAACTGCCGTCAAATACTGAGCAACACGAATCTGACCAGAACGACTGACTTGCTGGCCTACCGTCCTGCGGTTGTTCACAGTCATCGACTGCTGATTCTCAAAGATCGTTTGGAAAGACATCAAGTTCTCCCGAAATTCGTGGACATGTTCTTCGTAGCATACTGGTTTGCAGACCAGATGGCTTGGTTGCTCTCCAGCAGGCGCTGCTCAAACGACTTGGCATCAATTGCGTTGATGTAGTTATTTGTGACGTTTGTCGTGCTTCCCATGCCTGCCAGCGCATGATTCGGAACAATCGTACCAGCAGTCCTTGGCACAAACAGTTCTGGACCACGCTCACCGACAACAGAAACCTTACCTACTGGTGGATCACCGCCATCAGCAAAGTAACCACCGCCCGGAGCCATTGTTGCCGCATTGCCAACAGAGCCAGTATTGAAGCCAGCCATGAACGAGCCGAGGATGCCACGCACAAGCGCCATAGCTTGCAACTTCATGTTCATGATGAGCATGTCTTGAATCACGCTCTTCGTGAAGTCTTTGATGCTCAGTTTGCCAGTGCGTACAAAGTTTTCGATGGCAGAAGACATGTTTGACCACACGGCGTCATACATGCCCTGAACACGCTGAAGAGACTCGGCAAGCTCGATGTTTGCAATCTTGGCCTGAAGTGTGTCTTCATGAACCTTCTTACGAGCCTCTTGATCTGCTTCAGACATACCTTGAAACTCTTTTGTACGCATCAACTGATTCAGTTCTTTTTGAGCCTCAATACGAGCCTTTGCAATGTCCAGTTCTTTCTGCGTAGCGCCAATCAAAGAGAACTTAGCATCAAGCTCTTCCTTGGCAAAACGCTGCGCCTCAAGTTTGTTTTCTGCAT